ATATTGGATTTCAAGTTCTTTAAGTCCAAGAAAGTTTTCTAATTGCAACTCAGGCAAACCAAGAAGTCCTGGCGCTCTCATAGCAACTGTTGTGAACAATCGATCAGTATGATTACTACGCACCATATGTTCAACAGTTAAGTCATACAAGACTTGACGAGTAAGATCACGGTCACGACCAATAGATCGTTCGAACTCTAGTTCAGTTCCCTTACTCCATTTTGAAATAGTCTGCATATCCATTTCGTCACCACAGGATACGACTGTCTCTGGTTGATACCATTGAATGAACTTCGCCACCGCCTTCGTGGCTTCTACATCGTGATATGGGACTTGAAGATCAGAAATACAGACTATGTTTTTCACTTTTTCTTGGCTCGTCTCTTGTTTTCTAAGCCTACGTTTTTCTTCTTTGACAGGATGCGTAGGTTAGATATCCCATCTCGACCAGCACGACCACCATTATCAATGTGATCTACTTCCTGATTACGCTTTAGTTTCTTTCCTGTAGCGCGCTTAAAATCCAAGCGAGCCTTATTTGTAGATGTAGTTTCAGTAGTGCCATCTTTTTTCTTACGCTTGATAACGTAGATTGGGCGTCCACCATTTTGTTTGCTTCCTTTGTAAGGGCCGAATATTTTCATTCTTGGGGCCATTGTCCTTTCAGTACCATTAGTCCGATTATAGCATAGTTTGCAAGGTCAGCGTAGGAGTCTTGGAGTGACTCGTTTTCTGCGTCCTTACCACTTTCGAGTAGGTGATTGATACGGGCGATCTTGTCCCACATTCTAACCCTGAGTCCGTTAAGTGGGCCTCCAGGGCTTTGAGAGATATTCTTTGGGCCGTAATCGTTATGCTTTCTGAGTAGTAAGTTAGTGAGTTCATCGACGTTGCTCCACAAGTCTAGTTCGAATTTGGTTGGATCTTCTATTGTTTCTACCTTACTCATTCTCTTTGAGGAGCCTTTCTGCGCCGTTGATTATGTCTTTTAATTCTGAGGCTACTACAGCCTCTTCAATGTAATCTTCTAAATCATCATCTGATGCATTGACCATAAGGGTTGTAGCGCTTTGTACATGGTCAAAGATGCCATCTAAATCACCTTTATCTACAAGGTCATTGAGGATCTGTAAGAATGTAAATAGATCAAATGAGTAGCGCTTGCTAAGTTTTACTTCCCAGCCGAACTCAACACCACAGTGGTCAAGAAATTCAAATACATTACAGGTAGTAAAGTCGCAATCGTCTTGGCAACTAAAGTGTCCGTCAACTGGCATTAACATTATGCGCTCTCAATCTTTGCTCTAAAGTAATCCGCACCTTGCATGCGGTACATAGAATTTACATCTTCTCCCTCAGGCATCTGTACTATAGTCAGATTAGGTAGTTCTCTAGCAAGAGACTTACCGAATTCTGTGCCAGCGTTATCGCCGTCTGCAAATAAGAATACCTTATCAAAGTCCGCTAAGAGCCTTGAGTAGTGCTTCTTCCAGTTGTTGACCCCTGGGACTCCCACCGCAGGTATACCGCAAGTGACATCGAGTGTGATCGTATCAATTTCGCCTTCGCATATACATATATATGACGATGCTTTGAAGAAGGCACTGACATTATAGAGATGCGTGGTAGCACCCGATAGACCCATGTACTTTGGCTCGGATAAATCCATCGACCTGAATCTAAGGTCAACCACCCCCGAACGCGTGATATACGGAATCGCCAAGCGATTTGTATAGGCTTCATGACCCGTTAGTGGCTCTAGCACGACGCCCAAGCGAACTTTCTGTGCTTGTTCTAGAGTTATTCCCCGTTCTGCGAGGTAATCCTCCGCTTCGTGTAGACCGCTGTGGTAGAACTTCGCCGCGCGCGTCAAGTATTCTCTGTGCGATGCTGATTGCTTCACGGAATTCAACTCCCTCTTTAGACATAATAATAGCATACCCGTCGCCTTTCATCTGGCAAGCGTGGCAGCAAAACGCTCCGTCATCTGTGTTAGCAGATGCTGATGCATGACTATCATCGTGGAACGGACACTTCATAGAAAACCAACCACGACGGGTCGGAACCCGAGCACCGTAGTACTCGAGAACCGCCGTCATGTTGGGCTTATCGTATTTCATTATTAATAGCCTTCTTCAATAGTTCTAACCAGACTGATACAGGCATACTAGCATACCAATCGGCAGGCGAGCCTTTACCTTTTCGTTTATGAATAACAACACCAGTCCAAGCCTTTGCATGCTTAGTCTCTAGTATCATCTCTTCAATCCAGCCAGATAGAACCATCTTGGCATGATCTTTAACTTCTATGCAGACACCATTGACTCCAGCGATGTCGCCCTTATCCTCTTGCGCCCCTGCTAAACGCCTTTCGGCGTACGGGAATCCGTTCTCAATTAGATAAGTGACTACATCACGTTCGGCTTTAGAGCCTTTGGCTTTCGCTGCACTAGACAATTAATACCACCCATTTGCATTATGAAACGCCAGCGCCCTTGATGGGCTGCCGTAACGATGTTTAATATATTTCAATCCTAAATCAATTTGCTTAGTTTGGGGAGTGTCCTTAGGCATCTTCAGCATCTGGGGGATGCCGTATGCACTAGATCGTGGGTTATTTGCCGTATAATCCCAACGAGACTCTCGATCCCATAACTTGTAGAGTGCTTTCCACTCATAATTGCTTTTGTATGTAGCAAGAACTTTCCCTCTCGCTACCTGTTTGGCCATTTTCTTCATATAAGAAATACTCGCTTCGCATGGTGGAACCATCTCGATAGTCCGTGTATGAGTCTTGATAAGTATCGCACCCACAGCGTGAGGCAAAGTTCCCACAAAGACTACAGCAGACATTAGCCAAGCGTATATTTTCAGTCGTTTCATTTTTACTCCTCAATCGGGGCGGTTGCCTGTGTTCCACAGTCTACACACTCCATATCTCTGAAATACATTCCGATAGTACCATCCGAGTCGAATGCTACCTTTAGATTCCAAACGAAACTTCCACAGATGCATACCGAGGTAGGTTCACCACGGATATCCATCGCCCGAGAATAATCTGGTTTTAGATCATTGATGTCTTTCATCATACCCTCTCAGGTATATCAGAGACATCCATTATTTCTGGATTAAACTGCAACCAAAAAGCCGTATCCCCCGTTGGATCTGCCTTGCCATATCGGTTCTTCACTGGTGCTACGGCGATGAAGCCAGGAGCATTAGTGCCAACTGTACAAATCAGAGCAGGTAACTGTGCAACCATACCCTGCAAAGCAGAGCGTGGCTGACACGGATTACCTACGTACGACTCTTTGGTGTGATGCAGTAGTAATACAGCAGCGTTGGTATCTCTTGCGAGATATTTCAACTCTTTAATTGTGGATCGCATAGCGGCAAACTCTTCCCCACCATCATTAGCAATATCCATAAGGTTATCGATAACGATGAGAGTAGGCGCACACCCCCACAATTCTTCGAATGCTTCTACCTCTTGGTCAAGATCAGACAGCGTTGGCGCTGACTCAAATGACCAGAAGATATGACCCGAAGAATTATTTATGATTTTTCTTGAGTTCTCAACATCTTCAATTAAAAGCATCTCTGCTTCGCTTTGAGGCTTGTTGATTATCATTGATAGCAGACGCATAGCCATTGTGTGGGCGTTTGTGTCGGCTGAGATATACAGAGTTGGAACTTTAGCCCGTAAAGCAATCGCAAGTGCCAGCGTAGATTTACCTGCGCCTGGAGTTCCTGCAATCATCGATATTTCAGATCGCCGAATAACGACCTTGTTAGCATCGAACGTGCGGACTACTGACGGCAAAGGTTCGCCACCAATATCCACACTGCCTACTGCACGGGCTAGAGTTCTCATCTGTTATGCATCTCCAATATGAATATGATCGCTAGTGCTACGAATAGCCCTGTAAGGGCTGCTCCCATTTAGAAAGATGACCATTCTGGATCGTTGCGACGAACCCATACAGGCTCGCACTGATCTGGAGTTCCCTTAGGTGAAGGACACATAAATGCCTTCCATGGCCCCTTAGCCCCAGCGCCAGTGCGCTTAGACATTAGACCGTGTGAGCAAGAACGTGAAGTTGGCGCACCAGTGTTGCTAATTCCACCAGTCACTGGATGTGCCGTGTGGATGATGCTTGCTCCAAGTCCTTCTCGGATATTTTGCACTGCTTCAACAGCAGTTGTTGGTGCTCCCACTAGGGATTGAGCCATCTGCTTCAACAAGTCTTGCGACTCTTCGATGCCGACAGCACTCTCTAGTGCTTCACAGAAACCAGCGTAGGTCTCTGAGGCTACCACGAAGATACGACCATCGGGTAGTTTGCTACTGACTTGGAAGTTACCAGTCATTTTTTTCTCCTTTATCGGTTGCTAGTTAAATACTTGCAGTGGGATATTACACCACATCTACCGCAGTTCGATAGGTTAGGAAGGAAGATAGTCTCCTTGCGAGCCTTATCGAATGTATTGAGTATATCTTCAACTCGCTCACTGTGCAGGTTATCTAGGCTCCACTGAGTTACGTGTCCTGTACGCGCATCCCAGAAGCCAGCACGATCTACTTTGACTCCATGCTTTTCTAAAGCCCAAGCATAGACGGCTAACTGTAGTGGGTGTCGCTGACTAGAAGCACCTGTCTTGATATCAAGCAGGACTAACTTGCCCTCAAAATCAACCATCACTCGGTCAATAGCCATCTTGACTACGGTATCTTCGATAGGAATTTCATATTCCTTTTCAATAAAATCTTTGTAAATAGACCAGCCAGAGTTGCGGAACTTAATCCAACGCTCAAGCATCCAGATGCCTTCGCCATACCACCACGACATATCTTCACGCTTGGCAAACTGCCACTCGCTCATGTCGCCGTTGGCTTCTTCATCTTCTTTGACTTGTTGGAACCAGACGTTGTTCCAGATGGTTTCGAGATCGCCACCTTCTAGGTCATAGACTTCGGTAGCCTTGTGGACGGCAGAACCGCCAGTGAACCAGACGGCGTGACCTTCTGAGTGCTTCTCGACTTTGGTTAGATAGTACTTCCACCCGCACTCCTGATAAGTAGATAGGGACGAGTAAGAGATGTGTTCAGGTAATGAGTTCATGGGTAGAGTGTAACACACCCCAGACTAGGGGGAGACCCGACGACACGGGTTTCTTAAATCCTGCCCGAATCCGGATTTTAAGAAACGCCCCCCTACCCCCCAAAAAAATTTTGGTGGTTCAGGGGAGCGATGCTGTATTCAGGCATTTGCCGTCATCCATCATTTGAAGTTTCCGCCCCACGGCTTTCACCGCACATCGAACTATACACCTATGTTATGATCGGCGCATGACAACTAAACTAAAAACATCACCCGAAGTATGTGCCACTAAACGACGCTGGGCTTGCAAGTCCCACGCCAAGTCTTTCTTAAAGAAACACAAGTGGCTCAATCAACACCCATACGTTTGTAACCAGTGTGGGTTTATCCACCTAACATCTTACACAAGGGACATGACACGATGAAAATGCCTTGCGAACTATGCGACACTTGGACAGATCACACTTCCTGTGAGGTCTGTGACGAGACCAGTTACTGCGAACAATGCCAATCCTGTTGGGAGCCTCACTAATGGTTGAAATCGAGAAATGCTTTACCTGCGACAAGATAATTAATACCGAAGAAGATGCCTTCACTATCATTGATGATGTTACTTATCAGTGCTGGGACTGCTACTGCTTCCCACCAGGGAGATAGCCGTGCCTACCTACGAGTACAAGTGTAATGGATGCGAACACCTGTTCGAAACGATCCGTTCTTACCGCGAGCGCGAGACTGAGATCAACTGTCCGCAGTGCGGAATGACCTCTACAAGGGTCTATTCAGCCCCTGCTGTACAGTTCAAGGGAACTGGCTTTTACTCTACGGGTGGGTAAAAGACAAAAAAGCCCCCTATCCTGAGTATTTCTACTTAGGTAGGGGGTTTCCTTGTCTCTACGGGGCTGCTACGGGTCTTAAAAGGGCTGTTTAAGCCTTGCTTCCGCGCCCAAATTCCTTGGCCTTAGGGTCTAAAGCCTTCCAGAGTGGTGCTATAAAGGCAGAGGCGAATGCGTAAGCCAATGTCTTAGGGTCAGTCACACCTGCTGCATAAAGCGCTACCACTGATGGTACTGCTGCACGTGCGTAGGTTGTTGCTATTGCAATTAGTTTATCTGTATTCATTGTTTCTCCTTAGGACTTGAACACTGGCTTGCCGAAGCCAACCACTGTTACTGCTTGTGACTTGCGTAACTTAGAACCATTTTTCTTCTTAAAGGCGCGTACCTTCTGGCAGACCTGACCGCCGTTGCGCTGGTCGCCCTTCTTATCTGGGGCAGTATTGCCTTCGATGCAGGTAACTGTTCCGTCTCCGTTGTCCTTGACTACGATACCAACATGTGAGATGCGATCTACACCGTCGTTAGGGAAGTCAAAGAATACGATGTCTCCTGGAAGTGGAGTAGCAGTATCGCTAGCCAGTTCCCATTGACCCTTCTTCTCAAATGCTTTAGCGCCCACAACTGTTGATACGCAGTTAGGGATCTTTAGACCCACTTCATTAGCGCACCAGTTGACGAATGAGCCACACCAAGGCAAGAAGTTAGCCTTAGTAAAGGCTCCGTACTTGGTCTCGTTGTCTTTTGGCCCTTCAATTACACCCAGTTCGCCTTTGGCTACTGCGATGAAGTCACTGCGTTGTCCCATTACTCACTCGCTTTCTTGTCAACCTTAGCAAAGGCTGCGTTGATTTCTTCTGATGTAAGGCTTCCGTCTGCTAGGTAGAAACGGGCTAGTGCTTCAAGCACTCGTGCTGCGCCAAGCGCACCAGCAAGTGTTGCTGCCTGCCATACTTCGATACCTACCAAAGAGCCAGCACCAATAACACCGAGAGACTCTGCTGCAATCACAGCAAAGATCCTCATCATTACATTCTTAAATGTATCCATTATTCGTCCTTCATATTTCGTAGTGGGAAAGTAACAACCCATACAACGGTGCATGCAATTACTGCATAGCCCACTATCGTTTTGGCTGAACCTTCAAGGACAACCCAGGCAATAAACATACCTAGTAGTGTCCAAAGTTGGTTGAAGAAGTCTGAGAACCAGCGCTTCATTATGGTTTCCTCCTATATGCGGCGACGCCAGCAGCAGTTGCTGCGGCTTGGGTGGCTATGTTTCCAGCAATAATTGCTGAGAGAACAACCTTCTCTGAATCTTCACGCACCTCTGGTGACATATCTGCACCAATGTTTGATAGTGCAGTAAAGACTTCTGCAGGGTTGCTAAAGATTTCTCCTAGTAATGCAATAGGATCTTCCAATAATTGAAGTGCTACTACTACCTCAGCAGTCAGGATTACACCGTTCTCAAGTTCAACTGGAGTATCTGGTGCTAGACTGCGAAGATCAGTTTCAGCAGTTAAAACTACGGTTTCTGGTGTAGTATCTACTGGTTCTACTATTGGAGGTTCAGGTGCAAGTTCAGGAATTAATTCAGGTTCTGGAGCAGGCTCAGGAGCGACTTCGGGTTCTGGCTCAGGAGCAGGTTCAGGTATTGGGTCTGGCAGTGGCTCAGGTTCAGGAATGGGATCAGGCTCGGGCGCAGGCTCTGGACTGGGATCTTCAACAGGAACAGGTTCAGGGGCTGCCTCAGGAGCAGGCTCGGGAACTGGCTCGGGTTGAGGTGCAGGCTCAGGGGCAGGTGCTGGTGGATCAGGAACTACCACAGGCTCAGGTCTGATAACAGGTGGCTCAGGTGCTACAATAGGTGTAGGTTCTGGGGCAACTGGAGGTTGCGATGTCGCTGTCGAAGTATCAACTACTGTCGGGGTTTCTACTAATGCTGTCGGTGTATCTTGGGTTACTGTCACTGAGTCAGTGGTTTGAGATACGGGAGTTGAAGTATCGGTTGCAGGCGGCGTCGGCGATACAACGGTTGTTGTCTCAGCGACGGGTGCGGTCTCAGTTTCCGATGGAGTATTCACAACAGTGGAAGTCTCAGAAGGAGACGGAGAAGGACTAGGCTCTGGTGTTGGGCTAGGACTTGGTTCTGGAGTTGGTTCTACTACAACAGTAGGAGACTCAACTGGAACTGCACCAGCATAGAAACGCAAAGACATGTCAGTAACTGATGTGCTTACAAAAGTATTAAATGCTCCAGCAAAACCACCTTCGCAAAATAGTTTGGCAATATCGCCTTTATTTTGAAAGAATTGATCTTCGTTATTCCAACCAACATTAAATGTCTGAGCAACACCTTCTGGATTAGCGCAAGTGATCGTTACCTGGCCAGTACTTACTGCGTTTGCTGTCGATAAATAAAAGAATGATGTGCCAAATACAAGAAGTAAAACGCTTAATTTTCTACTTGTCTTTCTCGCAAAGAAGGAGGTAAATTTGGTCAACGCGGGATTCTAACCTTTCAACTTGGTCTTTTACAGATGATCCCCCGTTATTTTTAAGTTCGCTCAGATAGTGCTTAACAAGCCAGCGCACTGATCCAATAAAACTTCCTACTATTGTGGAAATGGCAACGGCTAATGCTGCCCAATCTACGGCTGTCACTATAAGACGCTCCTTACAGTTACTAGGAGTAATCCACCGAATCCATCAAAGTTACCGTTAGGTGGAGTCTTACGTGAGAAGTCAATGCGCTCAATGATTGCTTGGATACGCTCACCAGTGGTGAAGTCCTGCACGTTCACAATATCTCCCTGCGCTTCTATCTCTTCGAGAGTTTGAATACGCTCCCACGCACGGCCTTCATATCCAGTTTGCACATTGTATCTGTCTTTTTCGATATCGTAACACCAGACTGGAAACTGAATCAGTCTCTGGCGCTTAGTGGCAGGTAGTGCTTTCGCTTGGAACCCTTTGAATATAGGGCCTCTACTGGTATCGCTTGCGCTGCGTGAGAGCGTAAACTTGTATGATAGGAACTCTTGTGGGCCTTCTGGGTTAGTTGTAGCAGCCTCAGGTGTTCCAATGCTTGAGTTATAAGTAATAATATTATATAC